AGAACTTGAAATGGTTGGCAGTTTCCGAAACCGCCTCGCCGCTTTCGTTCAAGCAAGTACACCCCCACAAGAAACTGATGCTGAAGCACCCACGGCAGACGAACCTGCTGCTGAGTAACAAAAACTTTTTGGAACTATATTATGCAACTTACTGAAACTACGATGCAGGTTCTTAGGAACTATGCATCGATTAATCCAAACATAGTTATTACCGAGGGCAATACTCTCAAAACGATTTCAGAGGCAAGAAACTTACTAAGTTCGTCAACCCTAGACGTAGAATTTCCATTAACGTTCGGCGTGTATGATCTTAATGAATTTCTAAGTGTGCTGTCATTAGTCGATCAACCAAGTCTTCACTTTGAAGAGAACTATGTAGTAGTTGGCGACTTTGTTGGTACGTCTAGAATTAAGTATTTCTATTCTGATCTCGAAGTATTGACCAAACCGGCGAAGGATGTTAAAATGCCTTCGACAGATGTTTCTTTTACCTTGACCCAATCTACTTTGAGCAAGGTCAGAAAAGCATCATCCGTCCTAGGACATACTGAAATGTCAATTACAGTAAACGATAATGTTCTTCGCCTTTCGGTTCTAGATAATAATGATAAAACCTCAAATGCGTTTTCTATCGATGTTGATGGAACGTTTGAGCAAGAAGACTTTAATTTTATTTTCGACATCCGTAATCTTAAAATGATTGATGGAGATTATCAGGTTAATATTTCTTCTAAATTAATATCCCACTTTGTTAATAAAGAAACATCAGTCGAGTACTGGTGTGCTCTAGAAAAATCAAGTTCATATGGAGAATAGATAATGGAAAATGAACAAATTGAAGAGATGACTGACCTCGCAAATAGAATCACGCGAAGCACTGTTGCGGTTATTGACACCGTTGCCGGTCGTGGTGGATTTCGCGGCGAAGAACTTGCAACAATTGGACAACTGCGCGATCAATGTATCGCAATGATTCAACTAGTAGAAAATACCCAATCTGAGTTTGGTTTTGAAGACCCTGCTCCGGTAGAATAAATTTCAATTACTCCGTTGTTGAATAGCGACAGGGCTTGCCCTGTCGCGTTTTTTAGTATATTATATTATGTTTAGGAGTAATTATGGATTCGTTTCTACTTGTTGAGAAGTACAGACCACGGGCAATTGAAGATGTTATTCTTACGCCCAAACTAAAGAAAACATTTAAAGACATGGTTTCTAGTGGTGAATTGCCTAATATGTTATTTACCGGTAGTGCCGGTACTGGCAAAACAACTGTTGCAAAAGCACTTTGTAACGAATTGAATCTAGACTATATCGTAGTCAACGGTTCTGAAGAAGGCAACATTGATACACTGCGAGGCAAAATCAAACGTTTCGCGTCATCAGTTTCCCTACAAGGCGATTTTAAAGTCGTCATCCTTGATGAAGCAGATTATCTGAATCCTCAATCGACACAACCTGCCTTGCGCGGGTTCATCGAAGAGTTTTCAGATAACTGCCGATTCATTCTCACCTGTAACTTCAAGAATAGAATCATTGAACCACTCCACTCTCGGTGTGGTGTATATGAATTCAATACATCTAAGAAAGACATGGCAATATTGTGTGAGCAGTTTTTGAAACGCGCAATGGATATTCTTAGCAAAGAGAATATTGTTGCGACGGATCAAGTAAAACCTGTTGCTGATCTAATAATGAAGCATGCACCTGATTGGCGGCGAGTGCTTAATGAAATACAACGAGCGTCTGTTGGCGGTATTCTTGATATCACAGTAAACTCAGAGAGTTCAAACTATGAACTCTTATTCAAAACTATTAAAGATAAAGACTTTAAGAAAATGAGAACATGGGTTGTCAACAATATTGATGTTGACGCTTCTTCTATATTTCGTAGCATATATGATAATATGTATGAGAAGGTTGACCCTGCATCAATTCCGCAACTTGTATTGATCTTAGCAGATTATCAGTATAAGAATGCATTTGTTGCAGACCATGAATTAAATGTGGTTGCGTGTCTAACTGAGGTCATGGCGAATATAAATATGAGGTAATGATTAATTATCTCGCATTTATAACATCAATCACTCTAGCAGCGATTGCCGCATTTTTCTCTATCGTCGGATTATCTACGATATTTCCTGGCGCGTATTGGTCAGTGATAGTAATGGCAGGATCGTTAGAGGTTGGTAAGTTAGTTACTGCTGCATGGTTGCACCTTGAATGGAAAAGAATTAGTATTCCTATCAAGACATATCTGACCAGCGCAGTAATTGTCTTGATGTTTATTACTAGCATGGGCATTTTTGGATATCTGTCTAAAGCACATCTCGAACAAGAAACTAAATCATCAAATAATGATGTGAAACTTGAGAACCTTGAGAGAAAAATATTTTCAGAAAACAGAAAAATATCAGCAATTGATACCCAACTAGAGTCTCTGGACGCTGCACTTGAAGAATATATTTCTCGCGGTTATATCACAAAAGGATTGACCGCCAGAGAAGAGCAGAAAGGCGAGAGGTTGCAACTAGAATCTTCACGTGAAGAAATATCAGATTCGCTTGACATCTTAGAAGAGAATGCGTTAGAATTGAGGAAAGAGAAGATCGCTTTTGAGTTAGAAATCGGAGCAATAAAATATATTGCTGAGTTGGTATATGGCGAAGAAGCAGCAAGTTATTACGACAAAGCAGTAAGGGCAGTTATACTCTCTCTTGTATTCGTCTTTGATCCGCTTGCAGTTGTTTTATTGATTGCTAGTACCAAAGGCATAGTTACACGAAGAGAAGAAACGCCATCAGTCGTTAAGACTAAAGAAGTTTTAATAATGGACGACCCAACCAGACAAGCAAAAGGAGAACAACCGGTCGAACCGGAAACTCCAGTTAATCCTGTTAAGAAGAAGGTTGGTCCAAATTGGTTGAAGAAAGGTGCTTATGCCAGTCCGCTGGGGTGGCGCAGCAAAAAAGGCGAATTGCTCAAGAGTCAGAAAATGACACAAGAGCAAGCAGATAAATTAAATAATGCAGGAAGTGATAATGAACCCATTTGACTTTGTTAATTCTGTTAATTACACAAAAGTTGATATTATGAATGATGATGTTGAGAAAAGTTATCTCCCCTTTATCGTCAATAGACAACTATCTTACTTTCCCGACACTGTTGCAGTCGCGAATGAGATGAACAGATACCACCAACTTGATAATAAACTTCAATTTCATTTTTTACTAAATATAATCAGAAAACGAAAACGTTTCTCCAAGTGGGCGAAACCGATCGAAGAAAATGATTTGGAAGTAGTAAAAGAGTATTATGGATATAATAATGAAAAGGCGCATTCGGCACTTTCTCTTTTAACACCCGATCAAATAGCAACAATTAAGAAAAAGGTGTATAAAGGTGGAAGAAACAAAACTTTGGACCCCAGCAGAAATGCTGGAAGTTACGCTGAATGAACCTGATGATTTCCTTAAAGTAAGAGAAACTCTAACGCGAATTGGAGTTGCTTCACGAAAAGATAACAAATTATTTCAATCTTGTCATATACTCCATAAGCAGGGCAGGTATTTTATCGTTCATTTTAAAGAATTATTTTTGTTAGATGGTAAAAAATCAAACCTTGAAGAAAACGATTTACTTAGGCGCAACAGTATTGCACAACTACTCTCTGATTGGGGTCTTTTGCAAATAGACGACAAATCTAAAGTTGTTGAATGCGCTCCTCTTAGGCAAATTAAAATTATTTCTCATAAAGAAAAAGATGACTGGGAATTGTGTCCAAAATACAATATAGGCAACAAAGTATAAAGTTGTTGCTATTCTTATAAAAAAGTAGTATATATAGTAGTGTCGATGCGGAATTGTCCGATCGATAGACAACAATCTTGCTTAAATTAAATAAGGAGATAGCAATGGTTACTACAAGAACAAAAGTGTTTTCGTTCCCCCACTCTCGTTTCATTGGTTTCGACCACGTCTGGGATGAGATAGAAAGACTAACTGCCGCTGGCGCAAACGAGAAGGGTTTTCCTCGTCACAATATTATCAAATATTCTGACACGGAATACGCCATGGAATTTGCACTTGGTGGTTACAAAAAGAAAGACCTAGATATCGAGGCAAAGCCTGGTGTTCTAGTCATTCGGGGCAACCCTGAAGAGGATACCACCGAGTATCTTCACAAAGGGATTACTACGAAGAAATTCGTGGAAACATTCCGACTTGCAGATCATGTTGTCGTTGATGGAGCTGAATTCGTCAATGGACTACTAGTGATTAAACTCAAAGTGGAACTACCCGAAGAACAGCGTCCGAGAAAAATTCAAATTAATTCTCAATAAGGACGTAACAAATGAAAACTTTAAAAAGCGAAGGCGCGATTGCATTGTATCAAGGTTTAACCGTACTTGCGATTGCACCATTAATGATTCTCGCTTCTTACTTCGCGTAAGGATAGATAATGATTAAGAAAATCAAAAACTGGTTAGGCATTGTATTCTTTGCTTCGCTTGTACTGGGAGGTCTAATAGCACCTCTCTTCACACCTAACTACGGTGTGTACACAGCGGGTTCAAGTTTGTATATGCCAGCACCATATTTGTAAAACCTCTGGGTGCCACCTTAAGCGCAAGACGGCATAAACTGGGGGAGGCGCAACTCCCCCGACCCAATCTTTATTAAGGATATATTATGCCAGGAATTATAATTGCAATGATTTTAGTAGGTACTGTGCTTGTAAAAGACAGCAACCGAAAACTTGACGAAAGATGTGTTCAAGAAGTATTGGACGGTGTTGCTGAGTCTCATCAGGAATGCCGACGGTATTATACTTCTAAGTAACAGATTCAGAAGTCCAGTTTAGAGGGTTCTGGGTGCTCGCCGTGATAATTTGGCAGAATAAATTAAAAACTCCTCGCCACTTGTTTTCAATATTTTATTATGGTATAATGTCTATATGAATTTTTATACAAATGTGTGCCGCGTAGGAAACAATATCCTTTACCGAGGATATGAAGACGGCAAAAAAGTTTCCAAAAAAATCTCATTCAAACCCAAACTCTTTATCGAAACCCCCAAGGCGACCGGTAAATACAAATCTCTCTATGGCAATCTGGTTGAACCAGTAGAATTCGACTCGCTGAGAGAAGCGTCTGATTTTATCAAACGCTATCAAGATGTAACGAACTTCACCATATATGGCATGACCAATTTCGTTACACAATATCTGGCAGAGAAATACCCATACGAAATAAAGTTTGACCGCGATAAGATCAATGTTACCAGCATTGATATTGAGGTTCAATCTGATCAAGGGTTTCCAAACCCAGATGAAGCAAAACATGAAGTCACCGCGATTGGTTGTAAGTCTAACATATCCGACACTTTCTATGTTTGGGGTCTCGGGGAATATGATACGAGCCTTTCCGACCAGAAAGTAGTATACTGCCGAGCAAATTCAGAGGTTGATCTGCTTCTCAAGTTCACTGACTGGTGGGCAACTTATGAGAACTGTCCTGACGTTATAACCGGATGGAACACAAAACTATTTGATATTCCATACTTGGTAAATCGTATCAGAAGTTTATTGGGTAGCGATTGTGTTAAGAAACTTTCGCCATGGGGTTTAGTAAAGGAACGTAAGTTTCACACTCGTATGGGACAAGACGCGATAACCTATGAGATCGAAGGAATTGCCAGTTTAGACTATTATGATCTGTTTCAAAAGTTTGGCGTATTAACTTACGGGCAACAAGAATCGTTCAAACTTGACCATATTGCATATCAGGTTCTTGGTGAAAAGAAACTATCGTACGAAGAATTTGGTAATCTTCATAATCTATATCGCGACGACCATCAGAAGTTTATCGATTATAACATCAAAGACGTTGAGTTGGTCGATCAATTAGAAGAGAAGATGGGTTTAATTACTCTAGCGATGACAATGGCATATAAAGCAAAGAGTAATTATCAAGAAGCGTTTGGCACAACTACCATTTGGGATTCTGTTATTTACAACGAACTCTTAAAGGAAAACATCATTGTTCCGCCCAAAGAGCATAAAGAGAAAGAGACCATTGTTGGCGGGTATGTCAAAGAACCTCAGATCGGTATGCATGAATGGGTTTGCTCTTTTGATTTGAATTCTCTTTATCCAAACATTATTGTGCAGTATAACATGTCACCCGAAACCCTTACATACGAGGAAGAAGGCGACTTTACAATGGCAGCAAACGGTAGTCGATATCGCAAAGATGTCGAAGGTATTATTCCCAAGGTAATTAAAAAGTTTTATGGTGATCGTGTATCCGCCAAGAATAAAATGCTTAATGCCCAGAAAGAATATAACAAAACCCCTAGCAAAGAACTTGCCAATGAAATAACCATCCACGATAATACGCAGATGGCGGTTAAGATTCTTATGAACTCTCTTTACGGTGCACTTGCTAATCAATACTTTCGATACTTTGATCTTAAGATTGCCGAAGCAATTACCACTTCGGGTCAGCGAGCAATCCTATGTGCCGAGAAAGCAGTAAACGATGAGTTACAAACCCTGTTAGGGACCAAGAAAGATTATGTGATTGCCATTGATACTGACTCGGTATATATCAATATGAACGACTTAGTTAAGGAGCACCGCCCCGCCAACCCAGTTAAATTTCTTGACCACGTTTGTGTGCATTTTGAGAAAGCAATTGCTAGTGCGTATAAGTATCAGGCAATTGATACTAATGCCTATGAGAATAGAATGGTAATGTCAAGGGAAGTTATTGCCGATCGTGGTGTTTGGACTGCAAAGAAACGATATATTTTGCAGGTGCACAATTCTGAGGGTGTTCAGTATGCCCAACCTAAACTAAAGATCATGGGCATTGAAGCAATCAAATCTTCGACTCCGCAGATCTGTCGCGATAAGTTCAAGGAAGTCTTTCACGTTCTGCTAAATGGCGAGGAAAAAGATGCTCAGAAATTTATTCGGGATTTCCGTGCACAGTTTAGCACCCTTGAACCAGAAGTTATTGCTTTCCCTCGCACAGTAAGGGCGATCAAGAAATACCAAGATCGTCAGATGATTTACGGTAAGGGTACTCCCATGCATTCTCGTGGCGCATTACTATATAATTACCACGTCAAGAAAGAAAAGATCGAGCAGAAATACGAACTGATTAATGATGGCACGAAAATAAAATACATCTATCTCAAAACGCCCAATCATATCAGAGAGAATATTATTTCTTTTCCCGACAGGTTACCCAAAGAACTTAAACTGCATCGTCATATAGATTATGATACAATGTACAACAAGAGTTTTCTGGATCCCCTCAAACCCATACTTGATGCTATTGGGTGGGAAGATGAACCCAAGGCAACCCTGGATGCATTTTTCTAATATTATCAATAACTTAACGGCCGTTGCTATTTGATTACCAATACAGTATAATAACATGATGTATTCGCTTACTATATTTAAAAACGCTTTCGACAATAAAACGCACCGAACCGTTTCGCACGATTCGTGGGAAGACTTTGTGCAAATGTTGTTGAATTTGTCTAAGAAAAAAGGTGAAAAAGGTGGAAATAATTCTTCTCCTCTTATTAGTCCTGCTCGTTACGTTGAAACCAGCACTCGGTCTAATAAAAACGTTACTCATTGGGGCAGTTGGGCTGCTGTTGATGTTGATGACTTTGATGCTTTTAATATTGTGCCTAGCGTCGATCTAAAACCTACACTTCAAAACATCTGCGGGCAATATCAGTTCGTTTGTTATTCAACCGCAAGCAGCACGCCAATCATCCCCAAGTTTCGTTTGGTGTTTCCGTTGACTCGGGAAATAACTGCCGAAGAGATACCCCACTTTTGGTTTGCTTTGAATAAGCAACTAAAGGATATCGGAGATAAGCAGACTAAAGATCTTTCTCGGATGTATTATGTTCCGGCAGAATACCCTGATGCGTTTAATTTTTTCTTTACTAATGAAGGTCGACATCTAAACCCCGATGACCTGATGGGTGCTTGGGAATATCAGACGGCAAAGTCTAAGTCATTCCTTGACCGATTGCCCGCAGCACTCAGGGAGCAGGTTGTTTCTTATCGTAAGGAACAGTCGCAAAATACAGATGTACAATGGACATCTTACCGAGACTGTCCTTTCTTTCCCAAGAGATTGGCGCAAGAATATATGGCAATCTCCGGTACGGGTTGGTATTCTAAGATGTATAATATTATGGTGGCGACAGCAGGAAATGCTATCAAAGCAGAATACCCCATATCGGCAAAAGAAATTGCTGATATGTGCAGAGAGCTTGATAATGATACAGGAAAGTGGTATGATAATAGACCATTAGAGGTTGAAGCAAATGGTGCAATCGAATTTATTTACAGGAATTAAAATATGTCATTAATGTCAAAACTTAAAAAGAACAGCAAGTTGGATCATACGGAGGTACTGTCTCAGTCTGAGTTCTTTGCTCATAAAGAACAAATCGCTACAGACGTGCCAATGTTGAACGTCGCGCTCTCTGGTTCCCTCTCGGGCGGTATCACTTCAGGGTTGACCGTTCTAGCAGGTCCATCAAAACACTTCAAGACATCGTTTGCTCTTAAGATTGCATCTGCATATCTAAAAGCAGATCCCGAAGCGGTGATGATGTTTTATGATTCGGAGTTTGGTTCGCCTCAGTCTTACTTTGAAACTTTTGATATTGATTTGGATCGCGTTTTGCATATTCCAATCACAAACGTCGAAGAATTGAAGTTTGATATAATCGCACAACTTGAGGGAATTGATAAAAAAGAGAAGGTAATCATTGTAATTGATTCTATCGGCAACCTTGCTTCCAAGAAAGAAATGGAAGATACGTTGAATGAGAAGTCTGTTGCTGATATGTCTCGCGCGAAAGCATTAAAAGGTCTGTTTCGTATGGCAACACCATACTTGACTATGAGAGATATTCCGTTACTTGCTGTCAATCACACCTACAAAGAGATTGGTTTGTACCCCAAGGATATTGTAGGCGGCGGGACAGGGATTTATTATTCTGCAGACAATATCTGGATTATTGGTCGACGGCAGAATAAAACAGGTACTGAGGTAACTGGTTATGATTTTATTGTAAACGTGGATAAGTCGAGGTATGTTAAAGAAAAGAGTAAGATTCCTATTAGTGTTTCTTGGGATGGTGGTATTGATCAATATAGCGGTCTCCTTGATGTTGCATTGGCTGGGGGTTTTGTAACCAAACCATCAAACGGTTGGTATCAGAAAGCAGGAGACGATCGAAAACATCGCCTTGCTGATCTTAGTGAGAGTTTCTGGGCAAGCATTCTGGAGAAACCTGAGTTTCACGAAATGATCAAGAAATTATATCAGATAGGTCATAAGGCAGAAATACAATTAGAATTGGATGATGAGTGATGGGTGTTCTCGAGGGAATAGATTTCCAACTTATACCAACTGATGATGATAACGCACAGGGTTGGGATATAAGAATCTTGAAAGGTGATTTTATAGAAACGGTAATTCGATTTGGTAATATATCTTTCAACGGCCCCTTGAAATGTTTGAACTTTAATTATACAATAGTATATTCTCCTGATGATTCGCTTGCGGTTTCTAATGTTGAACTGCAAGAATACGTGGGTTCAATTCTTGAAACCATTCTAGACGAAGCAGCAGGCAACGGAACGCTCGCAATGAAGGACATTAATGAACATTGATTTAGAAAAGACTATCTTAAGAAACATTCTCACTAATGAACCTTTTATGCGAAAGGTTCTTCCGTTTGTTAAGAAAGACTATTTCGAGGGGATCTACCGTGAATTATTTAATCAGGTAGTGAAGTTTGTTTCTAAGTATAACAAACTTCCTTCTCTCGAAGCGTTTAAGATTGAACTCGATGATGTCAATCTTAATGCAGAAATGTACACGCACGCTATGGATATTCTGCCTGATATCTTTCAGGCAAAGAAAGAAGATAGCGAATGGTTACTAGACACAACTGAGAAGTGGTGTCAGGACCGTGCTGTGTACAATGCCATCATGGAATCAATCCAGATCATTGATGGCAAACATCAGAAGTTGTCTAAGAACGCAATTCCTGATGTGTTAACAGAGGCACTGGCAGTTTGTTTTGACACTAATGTTGGACATGACTATCTAGAAAATGTTGATGAGCGCTATGACTTTTACCATGAGCAAGAAGATCGTATTCCCTTTGACCTGGAATACTTTAACACCATTACTAAAGGTGGTCTTCCCAATAAGACTCTGAACATCGCACTGGCGGGTACAGGCGTGGGTAAAAGTCTTTTTATGTGTCATCACGCTGCCAGTTGCCTTTCCATGGGTCATAACGTGCTCTACGTCACAATGGAGATGGCAGAAGAACGTATCGCAGAACGCATCGACGCTAACTTGATGAACGTTCCTATTGGTTCTCTGGATCATATGTCTAAGCAAACATTCAAGGATCGGATTGGTAAGATAGCGGCAAAGACCAAGGGTAAACTTATCGTTAAAGAATATCCTACCGGCGCTGCGCACACTGGTCACTTCCGCGCCTTGCTTAATGAACTGAAATTAAAAAAATCATTTAAACCAGAAATCATATTCATAGACTATCTAAATATATGTGCGTCCTCAAGAATGAAGGGCATGGGCGGTGCTATCAATTCCTACTCATATATCAAGGCAATTGCCGAAGAGATGAGAGGGTTGGCGGTAGAGTTTAATGTTCCTATTATGTCAGCGACTCAAACCACGCGAAGTGGGTTTGGCAACTCTGACCCTGGTCTTGAGGATACTTCTGAATCGTTCGGTTTACCGGCGACTGCGGATCTTATGTTCGCTTTAGTATCAAACGAAGAACTTGAAGGACTTAATCAAATGATGGTTAAACAATTGAAGAACCGTTATAACGATCCCAATTCTAATAAGCGTTTTTGTATTGGAGTTGACCGTTCTAAAATGAAACTATATGATGTTGATAATGCCACCCAGGATCTTGTAGAAGATACTGGACCTGTGTTTGATAATAGCGACGCTGGAAGGAGGGTTTCTGGAGAGAAACTCAGTTCTATTAAAATTTTCTAGGAGAAACGTCTATGGGACCATTCGAACAAACATTGTTAACGATAATTTGTATGGCAGCTGCTTTTTATTGGGGTAAAAGAGAAGGAAATATTGCTGGATCAGCGCAGACTTGGGGTGTTGTATTGGAAGCGTTTGATGCATCGCATTGTGATTGGGATCAAGAAGATAATGAGCTAACATTCACTAATGAGTATGGAAAAAAATTAAATTCATCAAGAGCGTGGGGCAATGCAATATATGAAGAACCTTCTGACATTTCAAGTGACTAATAGATCTGTATGGATTTTTGGTTTATTATTCTGCGCGTTGTTCTGGATTGTATCCAGCGCGTTATTAGTTTTAGGAGGAGAGAATGAGAACCCCGAACCGATTCAAGAATCGCCGCCGATTGAATCGGCACCTCAAGCACTTGCAGAAGAAGAAGAACTTGTCTTTGTACCAAGCAGACCAACAGATGCAGAAGAAACTGCAAGAGTCCAAGAACTTGAATGTCTCGCTCTTAATGTCTATCACGAGTCTCGGAGCGATAATTTTGCTGGGCGCATTGCTGTTGCTGATGTAGTATTGAACAGAGTTGATAGTAACCTGTTCCCCAACACCGTCTGTGAGGTTGTCAACCAGTCAGTGATGCGAACCAACTGGAAAGGTAATGTGGTTCCGGTTCGTGGTATGTGTCACTTCTCGTGGTTCTGCGATGGGTTGA